ATGAAGCAATGGGGGTTCTTCTTAAAACCCTTCAGGCTGCGGATGCGCCACCGGAAGCATTGGCTAGAGCTTTCACAAAGGTTCTGCCACAAGCAAAAGCATTAGGAATTGATCTTAGAAATGTCAATGACGCCATGAAATTCTCAAAAAGAGATTTGTTAAGTTGAGCCAGTTCTAAATCAACTTGTGCTGCTGCTTGTTGTAATTCACCAAATTCTGTTAATTCACCAAAGAAACCGGTTTCTGCAAGCGCCCCGCCAAAAGGCTGTGCAGCGGCGGCGGCTTTAAGTTCATCAATTCTTGCCTGGATGTTAGCTCTTCTTTGCAGCGCAGTTGATATAAGAAGTCGTTTTCTCGCTTCGTTTTCTTCTAACAACTTAATTTTCATTTTGCCACTTGCCGCCGCCGCTTCATCAGTAAGGCGTTTGATTTCCTTCATGGCCGCAGCATGTTCTTCGCTGACTCCAACTACTTTTTCAGTCGCACCAAATAATTCATTAAAACCAATCACAAGCAAAGCGACAGCAGTACCAACTAAAAATAATGGATTAACTCTTAAAACTGTACCTAGAAAAATAAATGCTTTAGAAAGATTACCAATTATTCCAATCAAACTACCAATCACAAGCAAGACTGGGCCAAGCGCTGCCGATAAAGCGCCTGTAAATAAAATACTACTCTGCGTTTCTGCATCTAATCCAGCAAATGCTTCAGCTACGGCGGAAATTTTTTCAGTAAATGATTCTATTGCCGGAACAATTTTTGGAATAATCGATTCGCCTAAAATGGTAAAGGTTTTATTGATTGCTGCGAATGCCTTTTCTACTTTAAAGGCCGCATCTTCTTCCAAAATCTTTAACGCATCAGCCGCATCTTTTGCCCCAGACGCCAAAACCGTGGCCATAACTCTAGCTAAATCATCGGCATTGCCATCAAGAATAATAAGTGCCGCGTTTAGTGCTTCAGTATCTTCAAAAAATCTGGCAAATTCTTGACTTGTGGTAGGAAATACGGTTGCCAGTTTACGAAGGGCGGCAACAATCCCTTCTTCACCTGCAATCTTTTGTAATTCTTCAAGTTCTAAACCTAGCCCCTCCATTATTTTTCGGATTTCCTGGGGAGGTTTTTTCAGCTTGGTCAAGACACCACTCAAACCACTAGCAGCGCTTGAAGCGCTGGCACTTCCTAATGTTACAAAAGCCAGAGCGCCACTGACATTTCTAAGATCAATTCCTAATGCTTTTGCTTGTGGCAGAACCTTTGTGAAAGCTCTAGCCAATGCTTCCGGTGGCGCATCCGCAGCCTGAAGGGTTTTAAGAAGAACCCCCATTGCTTCATCGGCATTTTCAATTTCATCGCCAAAGATTGCCATGATTTTATTAAGCGCGGTAGCTGGAACGATAACCTCACCCATCCCAAGTGCTGAACCAATGCCGGCAAGCCTTAATCTATCAAGAGCATCACTTCCTCTGGCACCGGCTGACACAATGGGGAAAAGTGCTTTTGCAAGTTCGTTAGGCCCCTTACCTACAGCCGGGCCAATATCTAAAACCCCTTGTTTTAAAAATTCAACCTCGTCAGCAGTTAAACCAACAAGTGTTCTGAGTTTTGTTAGAGATGATCCGAAGGTCAAAGCAGTTTTGGCAGAGGCTGCACCAAGAGCAAGTAAGGGAGCGGTAACAAATAGAGTGAGATTTCTACCGACTTTTTTGAAACCATCTGCCATTTTATCGGCAGTAATTTGTGTACGTTTTCTAGCTTTGTCTAAATCACGTTGAAGTCTATCCAAACGAAGTTGAACATCAACAAAAGCTGTCCCTAATGATTCACCTACTGCCATGACCCATCTCTTTTACAATGCGTTCATGCTCAGCTAAACGTCTTGCTTTTTCATCAGGTGATAAGACTTTAGGTCTATGATCCATAAGCAACTGTTTTAACGGGGGCATACGCTTAGCCCTTGAAAGAGCAGCAGTTAACCAGCTTATTTGAGTCATTTTCACGCGCTCTAATTCCCGTTTATGTTCAACAGCTTTTAAAAAACTACGTGGTGTCATTGACCAGAATTCTTTTACTGAAATATTTAATTCAGCAAGCGCTATTGCTTCACATATTTCATAGGGGAAAAAGCCTTCTACTTTGACTATTTCCCCTTGGTAGGGCGAGTTTGTTCTGGAACTGGCAAAGCTTCTGCGACAGCTAATCCTAGCATTTCTGTTAGTTCTGCTAAATTATCTTTTTTAAGAAGAAAACCGAGAATTGATCCTGCATCACGAATTGTTATATCAGGTTGATGTTCGGTTAATCCGCCCCATAAAAGCAGACGTGTTTTGCTCAAAGAAACTTTTTTTCCAGAAAAAAGATTTTCAATGCTTTTTTCACCACTTGTCTCTTCAATATCGCAAAAAGCGTTATAAGAATATTCAAGTTTATAACTTTTACCATTTGCTTTTATAATTCTGGCTTTTGTCACTTAGACCTCCTTATGCTACAGCGCCCCATGCACCAGAAACTGTAAGTGCAGTTGAAACCACGCCAACATCCTGATCCGGGAAACTTTCAGTCATGGATGTTACAATAAAATCAGCTTGTTCAATATCACTTCCAGCTTCTTTCCTGCGAATACGACCAAAAGCACCAGTTTCAACGAGTGTTTTAAGTTGTTCAAAAGCTGTTTCACCAGTAACAAATAAGTTATCAAGTGTAACTGTTTGTTTGCGGCGACCAGATAAGACAAGCGTATCAGCGCCATCATTTTTATTCGAAGCGTCAATTTCTTCTGCTGTACGCTCAAAAGTTACATTGGTTTGAGTGCCAACATCAGCATAAACATCCGGGCCTTCTGAAGTGCGGACACTTAAAAGAACAGTTGTCCCATTAGTTGCGGTAGGTATAGCCATTTTCTATCTCCTTTATAGCATTGTTAGTTTAACACCTTTAGGTGCTTTAACAGTTAATTTATAATCAGAACCATTATAAACTGATGGATTAAGTCGCGTTATTGCAAAACCATCATTCGATTTCACTGTTACTTCATCGGGTCCGAATGAAACTTTAACATCTTTCTTTGTAGGATTGAAACAAACCAATCCCATATGGCCATTATTGGCAAATTTAATTTCGCCTTCTTTTCCAACTTCTTTCATATCTGAAAACTTCATACTGTTGACTCCATTATAGTTAATGAAACTGTTACAACGCGCCCATAAATATCTTCTTCATCTACCGTTATTGGTCCTGATGTAGACGCTATAATAGTATCAAATCCTGTTATAGCAATTATTTGCCTTTCAAACAATACTGTTACCCTATTTGCAATATCTTCAACAGTTTTGGCTGTCCCGGTTGCATCAGTATAACATCTAATATCGCGTGTTGGCGTTTGCCCAGGAGCATTTTTAGAAGTAACTGGAGCATTTGAAACATCACCAGCCGAAACAATATAAGGCAATACTGCTTTTGAAGGCGGTGGATCAGTTGTGAAAATTGCAGCGTTTCCATTAAATGTCCCAAGCAATGCAGTTAAAGTAGCATCTCCATTGAGAACATCGAATATAGCTTTTGTAATGACACTCATGAGAAAAGAATCTTTTTAATTGCTGGTTTACTTCGTTTTAAAGCCGGTCTTAAAAAAGGCCGCTGCCTTATTCTGGTTGTACCAAGTTCAAGAAATCGTGCATATTCAATGTTGGTTCCGACACGCCCTATAATTCTTTTTGAAGTAATTTCAACTTGGGTAGTAATACTTTTTAACAATGATCCTTCAACGCGCTTAGGAGGCTCACCAGGCTTTGAAGGGTCTAATCCCACCCTGATACCACTTGAAAGTCTTTTAAGCGGCTGTGAGCGATTTAAAAGTTGTTTTGTCTGGCCTTGAACAAAAAGTACGGCGCGTCCCATCCGAATAGCTTGCTCAGCTTTCGTTTTTTTAAAAAATTGGCGTCCTCTCCAAACAACCCTGGTCATACGAATAAATCCAATAATTGCCAATTCAAAGCAGAAATAGTTATGGTTACAGCTTTATCGGCTGTCATAACCAGTTCAAGCTCTTCAAGATTATCCCATAAAATATCGGTAGAAAGAGTTATAAGTTGCACATCAGTTGTCATTGCAATACTTGTACTCATAATATTTGATTCAGTTTCCGGCAATAATATACCATCTTTAAGAAAAGACATATCCACAATAGTATTATTAACATCAACTGAGATTGACATTGTAGTTAGTGTAACAATAGGTCGCTGAACTGTTCTGGTATATTGTAATTTGAAATCGCCAGTTTTTGCAAATCCAAAAGAAGCAGAAGCTAAAGTTGTACCACCTATAGGCGCAACTTTTACTCCTGGAGTAACAATAATAGCAGTTGCGGGTGAAGCCTGATTAGTAAGTGTCATATGGGTATGACCTTTGCGGCTACTTTCTATAAAATCCTCCACAATACTTCTTAAATCAGCGGGCCTCCACAATACTTCTTAAATCAGCGGGCTACAACGGCTTCAGATGGCCAAGGAGGGAACACAAAGACATTTGCTGAAATATCCACCCCGAAACTAAGACGATCGCCCTTGAGCATTGCAGACCGCCGTGAATTTGCAGATAAAGATATAGGTCGTGTTACTCATGCTATGTATTTTAATGCCAATGTGGATATTAAGAGAGAAGATCAAATTTTGGTTGATAGTCGTTTATTTATAGTCCAAGGTTTCCTTGATCCATCCGAACCGGATCATCAAAAAGTATTAGTGGAGGAAACACAACCATAATGGCTACCGAAAGAACAGTTGCAGATTTATTTACTCAGATAAGCACTTTATGGCCTGATAATACTACAGGTGATATTTCGCCCGCTGATTTAAGAAGTATTGTGGAGGATTTTATAGAAAGTAGCCGCAAAGGTCATACCCATATGACACTTACTAATCAGGCTTCACCCGCAACTGCTATTATTGTTACTCCAGGAGTAAAAGTTGCGCCTATAGGTGGTAC